GATAAGTAGTATACTTGTAAAATGAAAAGATTCCCGTCAGTCGAAGACTACATCGAAGTTATAAACGGTGACCGTAATCCGGACACTGGTCGCGTTTACGACTTGTTCAGTAGTACGCCGCCTATTGTGAGCCTGGCTCGTTACGATGTTCAAATTTTGAGCAGTATGAGTCAAACTACACAGAGCGGACGCTCACTAACAGATAGACAAGCCGAGTTGGCAGTAAAACTAGTGCTCAAGTATCGTAGGCAGCTAGAGAAACTGGACATAGATGTGAGTCCAGTTGAAACTCCTAGTTTTAGATTAGGCATTAGGCAAATTGATAGACGTAGATTGTTGTTAATTGAAAACGATTCAATTGTATTAAAGTTTCCATACGAGACTACACTGATCAATGACTTGAGAGATTTGGCCAAAATCAGTCAAGGTCGTTGGCGTTTTGATGCTGGTAATCGTTCTTGGAGTTTGGCTATAACCGAAACTAACGTAGTGGCGGCACATGGATTCGCACAAAATCATCAATTTGAAATTGCTGCTGAATTTGATCAATACATTAAGGCTGTAGAAACATGCGAAGGTCAGCCTCATAAGATACAGTTGGTGCAGAATGATGGTCAATTGACTATAACCAACGCTGCTCGATCATTAGTAGAAGCTATTGAAAATTGGTGTGGATTTGATTCCAGTAACCTAGATCTTTTAATCGATGCTGCACCTGTATATGGATACACAGTAGACGAATTACTGTCGCTAGACATTGCAGTTCAATATGGACCACGTATAGCTAACCTAATGACAGCACAGGAAACCAAGTTTGCACCTACCAGCGACGAAACTGTATTTAGAGACGTAATAAAATATGCAGATATCACTGGCAGGTATCCTATCTATGTTTATGAACCAGACATGAGTGATAGATTGTACAAAAACTTTGTTGAAAAATTTTTTACTGCAGAGCATATTCACAAAGTACACACTTTAAAACCAGTTGTGCCTACTGTACACAAAAAGGTAATTTACTTCAATAAATTTAGTGCTGTATGGGATCAACCAGTGACACTGTTGATTAGCGGACAAGGTATGATGCACGGTGGCGAAAAAACTGTGTTACTGCAAAAAGCCGAAAAAGTTATCTACTTCGTTACAGAGGTTTATAATACAATGAAAGCAAAAAAATAACCGCCATGCATAGTTATATCTATTACAAAGGTGGACAGTACGGCGACTTGGTATTTTCTTTGATCAACAACGGGGTACATTTACCCAATTGGGTACAAGTTAAACTAAAAAACAACACAAGCAGTGATGATACAACTTTCAAATATTTTGTTAATCAATTACCGTTAAAAGTTATCACTGGGTGTGCTTCATATCCATTAGATTGGGAAGTTGAGAAATACGAACTGGTTTGCACAGACCTAGATATTTCTGCTTTTACAGTATCTAGATTACTTGAACTCAATCCAAATTTGAATTTAAAAGAAGTTTTAAAATCCTATTATCAAGTTGAAATGCATGCATACATCGACACAATGGCACCGGAACAAGTAAAACAATTAACGATTAAAAAATATCAAACTGGAGTAACACACCCCAAAATTAAAACTTCAAATTTAATAAGCGTTGATCAAATATATAACAAAGAAAAATTTATAGATATGTTAGCATCGTATTTTGAATTTGATATCAAACTAGCCAAATTACAATACGATCAATGGTATGAAAGAGAACTACCCTTGCTCAATAAGTTTTTTAAGTCCGTATAATTTTTTCCTATCAATGCTGTGTGCAGCATAGATAATTTTACTAGGACGCAAATACAATTGTTTACAGATATCCAGGTGTTTGCTTTCGTAGGTGTTCCATAGATAGTCAATATCCAATTCCTTCATGGCAATAAGTGCGTTATACATAACACATTCAGGTATCATATTAAATTTGTTTTGTATGCTTATACTATCACCAGGATCTTGAATTTTACTAAATCGTAAACCCACTCTATTCCAGTGCATGCCTAATGATTTACTCAAACTAAAGCCAATGCTTTTGATGGCCGGATGAGTTAAATCAATTGCTACATTATTAGCTGCTCCCATCCAACAGGCGTCAATGTGGATATCAATATTTTTGATCAAACATTCATCCAGTATCTGATTCCAATGAATATGTAAATCTAAGTATCCGGGAAATGGTGCTGCAATGAGCACTGGTTTAGACGGCTCAAGACTACCAACAGTTGCGTATTTGATATTTGGATTCAATCGTTGATAATATTTGTAGTCGTGTTCAAATATTTGCAAGCCTGACAGGCTGTGTTTTTGAATTAGATTGTCAATAAAATGTGTGCATCCAATGGTTGCATCAACGTGTTCAAACTGTTCTAACCCTACCAATATGTTTCTTTTTGAAGAAGCAAAAAAAAGTTTTGCTTGGGATATAAATTGTGAATGCACATGGTCAACTTGTAGTTTGCTGGCCAGCACACGTGATTTCAAATCTACCAACTTATGATCAAATATTGGTGGTAAACCATCTGTTATCAAATCGTTTTTAGAGTACATAAGTGTGTATCACTATGCCTTGTTTGGATGTATAGCCATCTTTTAAAAAATTATTGCTCACATGCAACAAACTACTGTCCCACCAACACAAACTACCTAGTGACCAAACCAAATTTTTCTTGACTGTGATATTAAATGTGACATCCTTGGAAGTATGACTTATTAGATTTTCGTGTATATTACTGGCATTGTTTTCAACAACATGGTCATGCGGAAAGCTTTCATTAAATATTACAGTTGACACTTGACTGCACAATGTTGTATCATTGTTGACTGAATATGGAATAAGGAAACTTAAAAAATGTTTACCGTTTGGATCAGGTATATCTTTTAGATCATGATGAATATCAAACGGGTCAACACAATCCAACAACATTGCAAAAATTAATTTTAGTTCTGGGTTAAAGTGATTGGCTATCGGCTTTAAAAGAACTTTGTCAAGCCACAGATATGCCCTGTGATTTTTATCAATACCAAAACAGTCATTGTTTTTCCCATCAACAGGATCTAGTCGACGGAAAACTTCAACCATATTTTGCAGTTGTTCAACAGCGAAGAAATTGTCAATTTGACCACAAGAATTTTTATATTGATCTAGTTCCATATTTGAAGGACAAACGAGTAAATAATTACCTGATTATTTATAAGTTATATTGCAAAATTTTATTAATTTTTATATAATAGTAAACAATGAGCACAGCCAAATTAATAATTCGAGATGAAGTAAATGTCAAGATTGAAGGCCTTGAGCTTGGTACACGTACAGATCTAGTCAAACGATACAAGTACGAAATACCTGGTGCTCGATATCAGCCCAGCGTCAGACTTGGTCGATGGGACGGTAAAGTTCCATTCTTTAATCTTGGCGGCACCACTTACATCAACCTGTTACCCGAGATATTGCCTTATCTAGATGAACAAGGCTATGATATTGAGATAGAAGATACTAGAAACTATCGTACTACATTTGATTTTGAACAAATAAACGAAAACACATATCAACACAAGTTGTGGCCCAAGGGACACCCCCGAGCTGGCGAACCTATTGTACTCAGAGATTACCAACCAGAAATTATCAATAGATTTTTATCCAACCCACAGTGCGTACAAGAAGTAGCCACTGGTGCAGGTAAAACAATTATCACTGCTGCACTGGCAGATGCAGTCAGTACTTACGGTCGTACAATCATTATTGTTCCAAACAAAAGTTTAGTCACACAAACCGAAGACGACTTTGTAAATCTTGAATTGGATACAGGGGTATATTTTGGTGACAGAAAAGAATACAATAGAACACACACTATTTGTACCTGGCAGAGTTTAAACAACTTACTCAAGACCACCAAGAATGCTGAGGCTGAAATTACCATTGGTGAATTCTTGGAAGGTGTCGTAGCGGTTATAGTTGACGAAACACACCAGGCCAAAGCTGACGCATTAAAGACACTACTCAGCGGACCGTTTGCACAAGTGCCCATACGTTGGGGACTCACAGGTACTATACCCAAGGAAGATTATGCCCGACAGAGCATCAACTGCATGCTTGGTCCTGTGGTAGGGCAATTGAGTGCAAGCGAACTACAAGAAGCCGGTCATCTAGCTCAATGTCATGTTAACGTAGTGCAATTAGTAGACCATAAAGAATACACAAATTATCAAAGCGAATTAAAATATCTGATAGAAACCGAAGAAAGACTTGACTATATTAGTCGTTTGATAAGTACTATTGTTGATTCGGGCAACACACTCATACTGGTAGATCGAATAAGCGCCGGACGAGCACTAGCAGCAAGACTACCTGGTAGCGTGTTTGTGTCGGGAGCAACCAAAGCCGGGGAGCGCAAAGAACACTATGACGAAGTGGCAGAAGCTTCAGACAAAATCATTATCGCTACCTACGGTGTTGCTGCTGTTGGTATTAATATTCCCCGCATTTTTAATCTTGTTCTGCTTGAGCCTGGGAAGTCTTTTGTTAGAGTTATTCAATCAATTGGGCGCGGCATTCGTAAAGCTGAAGACAAAGATTTTGTTCAGATCTGGGACATAACCAGTACCTGCAAGTTTGCGAAAAGACACTTAACTAAAAGAAAATCTTTTTACAAAGAAGCCAACTACCCATTCACTGTAGAAAAGGCCGAGTGGCAATGACTTTTCAAATTGAAGATCGAGGCAATGGTGTAAAGTGGGTACAGATTGATACACAAATGTATCAAATTTCTAAATGGTGCAGAGAAACTGGCTGTGGTAAACAGGTTAACTTTAAACAAATAAGTTTTCGAAACGAATCAGAACTAACAATGTTTTTAATGAGATGGCAAACAACAAATGAGAATATTAACACTAGATAACACAGCCTACGAGCTAAATGAAATTCCAGACGAAGTTGAGGATTTGAGATTTGCAGTTTTAGATAACTCAGATGCAAGAACACCCGACTATTTTTATATACCCTTAATTTTTTTAGAAAGTTTTAACAGCCCGGCCTTGGTATTAAGAATTGGTACGAGTGTAATCAAAATGCCAGTTGATTGGCATGTGTTAATTGGAGAACCTGACCTAGGTGACCTAGAAGTTGTGCCGTTGACCAGTATCAATGATAGAGGATTCAGTGTATTCTGTTTTAATCCTATCAGCAGTTTCAAACCTGAGTTTCAACAGATTGAAATCATTGATATCTATCAAGACGTCAAATGGTACTTTCCTAAATTGAAACCTGGACAGCTATTGGCAGTACCTTTAGAGACAGGTGTGCAACAACCGTTGTGTGCATACTTTGTCAAAGATATTTCAAGACAGAGTGAGGTGGTGGACTATGGAAAATGTTGGTAGACTGGAACCTGGCGCGACTTATGTATACGAGCGAGCCGACGGCGTAGTATATGCAAGACGAATAGGAGACCCTCCTGATCGACGATTTGAAATAGGTAGAAGTTACGATTCTAGAACCAGTGACGGTAGACCGTTGCACGACCACATAATGGATTCAAAACTTTGGGGTGAAATTCATCGTGCTGCTAAAACAAATCCTGCTTTACAAGATGCACTGGATCGTGTTAAACTAATTCATGCACTTAGTAAACAAGATGACACAGTGCCACATCATCCAGTATGACAGATAAGCTAAACATTGCCAACGAAATGCGAGCCTTTGACAGCAAGGATCGCATGTTCTATCGTGATTTGACTGAGGAAGAGCGCAAAAAGTTTAGTAATTTCCTCATGATTCGTTGGGGCAGTGCAGTACAAGGTAGCACAGAACTACAGCAATACTATTTGTTGAGTTGCAATGAAAATCTCAACAAACATTTTTTTGAACTAAGCAGACATCCCGAACTGCAATGGTTGAGCGCAACCACAGTGAGTCCGGGCATGGGATCATTTAGACACGATTGGATCAAGCAGAAGAAACGCGAAGGCTCAAATAATAAAGCCGTAAAATTTCTAAGACAAATCTACCCCGCCTACAGTGAGGATGAATTAGAACTACTTGCAAAAATTAACGACACAGCAGATTTAAAACAGTTGGCCAAAGAACATGGATGGGATGACAAGCGAATCCGAGCTGAACTTTAAGTGTAAATACTGTGAGCGCGACTTTAGAAAAGAAAGCACACTAGCAGCTCAC